GAAGATTTTTCTAACGTAGAAATGTGGTATAGTAAAGACCAGAGAAAACTGCGCTTTGTTATGGAATTCACTTTAGGCACAAACGTGGCCTATTTGGATGAAGTAGCACAGATTCGTATATAACAGAATTGATTCAAAGGTGATGGCAGAAATGCCATCACCATTAATAAAAAAAACAATTAGCAAATGAGTTGCCCTCTTACCCAGAACTATGCATTGCCATGCCGCGACAGTATAGGTGGAATCAAAAAATTGTATATCGCAACATTGGCTGATTATGAGTCATTGGCTGAAACAGTTAGTGGTGGCGATATTACAGAATTTGCAACTTCGTCAGCCGTGTTTCAATCATACGAACAACTGAAGGAAACATCAGCAGTTACGGAAACCATCACAGCATCCATCCAGAATGGAACTGTATACATGGCACCAGAAGTAAGTGTTGTTCTTCCAAAATTGGCCACAGCTACACGTGACGAAATCAAGCTATTAGCGCAGAATCGTGTTGTTATCATGTACACAACCAATGACGAAACACCAAACACGTTTGTTGTTGGAAGGTCAAATGGCCTTGAAATAACAGCAGGCACAGCAGCAACAGGAACAGCATTTGGTGACCTGCAAGGTTACACATTAACTTTCTCTGGAATGGAACCTGCAATGTCATTGAAACTTACACCAACAAGCGGAACTGTTCAAGCAATGATTGATGCCGTAACCGAACCATAAGACTTTTCTTTTCTCTCTCTGTTTTGAAAGGTGTGGCGTTACTGCTGCACCTTTCTGCATTTTGGCACAATCTGGTCCATTTGCTATTTAAAGAAAAGCACAACAATCATGGCAAGTACAGTAGTGGCAAGCACGGCAACAATCACAGTTTCAGAAGGTTTGCAGTTAGGTGGCGTTGACCGTTCTGGCGCACATACACGGACCATCAACAATGTCGCAGAAGCTGACAGGCGAGTGATGACCGTATCATCATCTGGCGAGATGGACCTAATTGAATTGAACAGCAACAATGGCCAAGGTAAGTTTGTACGTTCAGCTATTCGTTACATACGAATAACCAATCTTGATGACACAAATTTCATCCGTGTAAGATTCAAGAAATCTGGAGCAGAAACGGCTGATGTGAAAGTTGATGCAGGTGCCACATTTATGCTTTCTACGGGTTCAATGGATGCCGATACAAGTGCAGGTGCATTCAGCGCATTTGTTGATATTGACAACATCAGCGCACAGGCTGACACAGCAGATGTGGATGTTGAATATGTTGTGTTTGCGGTGTGATAAACATCGACCGAAATAGCAGCAATGATGTTGTTGTGACCTTAACCGAATATGGCACAGCAACCTATTATCTGTTTGAACTGAAATCAGACACAACAGAAGGTGTGCAATATTGCGTGGCACAGGATTCATCTGCGTTTCCAAATAGATTCAATCAATTTGCTATCACAGAAGTTGGTTCAGGAACACCAACACCAACCAATGCAGAAATGAAGTTGGGCAATGATGGCCAATGGCAATATTTCATTTACGCAAATATTTCATCATCAAATCTTGACCCAACAGGTCTGTCACTATTAGAACAAGGAATTGTGAAAGTGAATGGAACACCTGCACCAACAGAAGTGTACACAGGTGGCAACCAAACATATACTGTTTATGGCGAATAATTTTAGCATACTAAATTTTGAAGCAAACGTGGTGCCTGTGTTTAAGGAAGCACGTGGCAAAGATTGGATTCTGTACGGCGCAGAAGGCGAATACAAAAATCGTTATCCAGATTTCCTGTTGGAATTGTACAGAAATTCAGCCAAGCATCATGCGATTATAAACAGCAAGCGTGACTATGTCTGTGGCCGTGGATGGTCCGTTGACACATCTGGAATGACAACAATCCAGAAAGCACGAATGGACCAATTCGTGAAGCATCCAAATGCATATGAATCATTGGATGATGTCTTGGTAAAAGTTGCACATGACTTGGAACTATATGGTGGCTATGCATTAGAAATTATCTATGACAGCATAGGCGAAAAAGTAGCAGCAATCTATCATGCAGACTTCGCTAAATATCGTGTTTCAGAAGATGGTTCTTGCTACTATTACTCAGATGATTGGAGCAAGCACAATCCAGAAGTTGAAAAGATTGAAGCATTCAATTGGAAGGAACCAGGTGGTAAACAGTTGCTTTATGTGAAATCATACCAACCGAACTGCCATTATTATCCTTTGCCATCATACCTTGGTGCCATCAATTACATTGACCTTGATAGAAAGGTAAGTGACTATTTTAACAAGGGAATCAGTAATGGCTTCATGGCAGGCACACTTTTGAATTTCAATTCTGGCATCCCGACCGAAGAAGAGCAACAGGAAATTGAGAGAATGGTGAAGGCCAAATTCACAGGCACAGACAATGCAAACAGCATTCTTCTGAACTTTTCTGATTCCAGAGAAAGGTCAGCAGACATTCAGCAACTGAATAGCAATGATTTCGACAAGCGTTTTGATTTGTTAAACAAGACTATTCAACAAGAACTTTATGCAGGTCATCAGATTTCAGACCCTGCATTGTTTGGCATTAAAGAAGAAGGAATATTCAGCAGCAGAAACCAATTGATTGACAGCTTTGAACTATTCCAGAACACCTATGTCAATGCACACCAACAATTTATTGAAAGGACATTCAATGATTTGGCAGCATTGCAAGGTTTGGAAGGTAGGCTGACCATTAGCGACACAGAACCAATCAGCGTTCAATTCTCTGAAAGCACAATCATCAGCGTGATGACTGAAGATGAAATTCGTGATGCTGTTGGATTGGAAGCAATTGTTAAAGAAGAAGGCGTTGAAAGTGTTGATAGCAAAACCAAAGATGCACAGGCTGCATTAAAAGGCAGTGTTGGTGGCGTTTCTGGAATCATCACATTGCTGCAAGGTGTTAAGGAAGGAATGGTGGATGCCAATTCTGCCATTGCAATCTTGGTTGAACTGTATGGCTTTGAGCCTGCGAAAGCAGCAGCAACAATAAATGGTGACCCATTGCCAGAAGTATCTGCATTCAATTCAGCACACATATGCTGCAAGGCATCCGACAGCAATGATGATGACCAAGAAGCATTGGCCTATCTGAAGAAAACGGGCAGTTTTGATTTTGATGTTGTTGGTGATAGACGATTTAAATTTGATAATTTTGAAACGGCACACATCCGTGAAAGTGAATGTTTAAAATATTGGTTTGCTGAATTAGGACCAATTGAATCTGCCATTCTGGACATCTTGGTGAAGGAACCATCAACGCCATTTCTGTCCATTGCCAGAAGTTTGCAAATAAGTAATGATAGAATGATGGCCGCAATTCAAGCCTTGAATGAAGCAAATGCCATCAACATAGTAATCAAGGAAATTGCAGGCAGCACACAACGTGTTGTTGATGTGACTGAAGAAGGCAAGCGAATCATCAAGGACATCAAACCTGTAGAAGAAGAATTTGGCATTGGTTACGTTTACGACCTAAGACCAGAACTGAAGGCGAAGAATGAACCATTGGTGATTGCAACATCACGTGATTTCTGTATTGATTTGTTGCGTGAAAGCAGACCATCGAATTGGGAATCAGATGATGTCCAAGAAATTGGCGAAGGATATACGGGAAAGGTTTGGACCTTGGAAGAAATCCAAAGGCTGACAATGCAAACAGGCAGGAATGTCTGGAATCGTGGCGGTGGATGGTGGGGAAAATCAATCCATTGCAGACACGAATGGCGGCAAGTTTTGATAACTAAGAAAGCGAAGTAATGGCAACACCTGTTTTATTCATATCAGAAAGTTATCTGAAGGACAGCACATTGCTGCACGAAAATATTGATTTCAAATATTTGCGGCCAATTATCATCATGTGCCAAGACATCAATGTTCAGCCAAAACTTGGTTCCACATTGTATGATGAAATCAAGGCACAAATAGTTGCGAGCAGTTTAACAACTGCAAACCAAACATTGTTGGATGACTACATTCAGCCATGTCTGCGTTATTGGATTGAATCAGAAGCACCAACGGCCATCAGCTACAAATTTCTGAACAAAGGTTTGATGCAGCAATCATCCGAGAATGCAAGCACATCATCATTGGATGAAATAAACTTCATCAGTCAGAAATATCGTGACAAGGCAGAATGGTATACAGAAAGGTTGGTTCGTTTCCTGTGCGAAAATGCATCAAACTATCCTGCGTATCAATCACCTGGTTCTGGCCTTGATGTAATTCGACCAGATAAAGATGTCTATAGCACAGGCATCTTCCTTGGTAACAGGTACAGGTCCAGAAGTTTGCAAGATAAGTATAGAGATGGATATATTGATTATTGATGGCAAAGGGAATCAACAAGAAGAACATTGAAAAATTAGAAGCATTTGTATACGCTCAACGAAATATTCGAAATAATAGAAACACAGGCCAACAGCCATCTGCAAATAAGGCAGTACGGACAAGGTGATGTGTGGGAATTGCAGCCGGAAGAACTTGACTATGTTGTTCTGTGGGCCATAGAAGAAAGCGCAAGTGTTTCTGAAAGGACATTGACATACAACATCAGATTGATATGCATGGACCGAGTGCTTCCAGGTGAAGAAAATGAACACGAAGTGATGAGCGATACAATTTCCATCTTGATGGACTTTGTCGCATACTTCAGACAATTGCACACGGAACAATTGAGCATTCAAACAAGTGTTTCATTTGAACCATTCACAGAAAGATTCACAGACAAAGTTAGTGGCCATTCATGTGTTCTGGCAATCACACAGCCATATGCATATGACAGGTGCCAAATACCAACAAGCTAAAAAAATAAAGTAATGCAATACCAACAAAAAGCAATAGCATCCAAAGGTTCCAAAGTTTTAACGGGAACAGGCGCACATCCATCATTGAATGGCTACGCAATCATCGTACAGGAAGATACAGTTTTCACAGCATTTGAAGTTGATGGCGTTGGCTCATTGGCTGACTATGGGCTAAGCGGAACAACTTGCAAAGCAGGTGGATATATAACTGTTCCAGAATCGTCAAGCATCACATCATTGACAATGTCATCTGGAAGCTGCATCGTCTACAAAGGATGAACGGAATCATTAATATAGCACGAAGGCAAGCATCATTTGGCGGTGGTGCAACACCTGCGAATCCCGATTTTGTTTCAACGTGGGATACAACACAGGCAGGTTCAGCAAGTGATACTATTGTCCTACCTATGACAGCAGGGCCAACAGTTCATTGGGGCGATGGAAATTCAGACACAACCAACACGCACACATACGCTTCGGGCGGAACTTATACGGTGACTATTGA